GTACTGCACACGACCCATGGCGGTGAACTCAGAGAGTGTCCCAACCTCAAGCCATGCATGTGGCCACAAAAATGGCAGCTCCATCTCGAAACTTGTCATGTCAGCCGGATAAATGTAGCCTCCTGGCAATTGTGATAATTTGATCTGCGCTCCTGCAGACTCATAAGCATCAAGATTACTGTTACTAATTGGTGTGTAGCAAACACGCATAGCACCAAAATAGAAAGGGGAGGCATTGACCACAAATTTGAGTCGAAGTTTGCATCTCAACCGCGCAAAATTACTGATCTTGTTCTTGATGAGCGCATTGTTGAAATACAATTCCCAGGGGTTGAACTGTAATTGCACAGCGGTGGTACTCCCCTCAGCCCATGAGAAACTGGATATCGCAACTGGTCGAGACAAAAAGTCTCCCAATTTTGATCCTGTATCACAATCTGGACGGAAGGAAATACCGGGGGCCGACAGGGTTTCGCCCATGCCTGCATCAGAAAATTTGACATTCTGTTGACTGACAATGGCGGTTGACCCGTCGGCGAGATCTGATTGCACTTGCAAATCAGAATACTTGGATGTTTGATAGGTACATCCACAAACCTGTGACTGAATTTGATTGCTAGGTGGGTTCATTCATCGCGTGCTACACCTATGTACTCGCGATATAGTCAACAGTTTTGATCTCCAACCGAGATCTTCCTTGAAAAAGGACTTCGTGGAACGCACTGGTGGGATTAATCATGGGGATCCATTCTTTCGCACAATATACACTGTCAACTCAAGAAAAGGCGAACAGTAACTATCCCCACATGTTATCTTTTGGTTTCAAATCGGACATGACAACTAACGCCCGGATAAGTGGTCTAGACCACCTGCGTAGGATCACTCCAAGAGCTCTTACCCAACAATCGAATTGTTGTCTCGGGTTCACTCTTGAGGTAATCAGTTGAAGCTTCACAGAAACGAATTCTTAACGTCTCCCAAGTCGGGAATGTACTCTCCTTCACATAACACTCCAAATTGGCACGTTTGACAAGATCTCGTAAATAGAGCTTCTCCTTCTCAAATCTCTCTCGACCATAGAAGAACCACTCTGCAACAGCTGATTCTACTATGTCAACACACTGGCGCTGCGGGCTCACTTCTGAACTTGGGACCCAAATCATCAAGCTCTTCCAAATGGATTCTTGATCAAGTGGAGCAGCAAAAGCATTTAGCTCATCCTCCCAACGAAAACTTCTCTTCAAAAAAGTCGTTTCCTTGATATGGATAAACTCCCTACTTGCTGCTAACTTGTCAGCCATGGTGTATTCAATACCAACTTCTGCCAGAACACCAGCAATAGCAGTATGATTAAACCAGTCTACACCACTACCCATTTCATTGTCATCACCATAGGTAATAAGCCGAACATTATCACAGAATGTCTCGACCTCTTTCAATGGATTCAACTCATGATAACAGTATCTCATATACAACGAATTAACGATGCAATTGATGATGACTGTTAGGGGGTGACCAGAAGGATTGGATCCGAAGAAACGCATCAAATCCCCATTGAAATTGACAAAAGCAAATGCAACATCCTCAGCAACAACTTGCACGACCTTCAAATGTTCCTCACTGGCACCACAGGCGTCGAGGATCTCACGAATCATGCGAAAAGCTTCAAGAATCACAAGTGCTCCCATAGCCTTGTCAAAAGCAGCAAAATCCCCAGCTATCATACGCCACACACCATGTTTGGATAGATACTCGTAAAGACGTGTCCATTCAATGGAAGTGGTATTCATACCGGGCGCACACTCGAAGAGGTACTTATTTAGCTGCATGACTCGTACAAAAGGCAAAAGGACCATGCGAACAACAACACTCCAAGCAAAAGGTCCACCCATAAAAATACGAGCCTTCCCTGCTCGGACCTTTCTCATAGGTAACGCTTCATCCTTGAGATGCTGCATGAAAACAGGCGAAACACTAATGCCCTTTGACATCTTATCCCAACATTGTTCAACTTCAGTTTTCATCTCATCTGACAGCTGTATTGGGTGTTGCCATACCTCATCAGCAGGTAAACGCATAATGAAATCGCGCTTAGATCTGTTGTGTGGGTAACCTGCACTAGTTCCAAAATTCATCGAATCGATAAACTTGGTACCTGGATAACCATTCAATGCAGTCTTCAAGGGGAGAATATCAGCAAGCTCTTTCTTAAATCTCGTAGGAAGATCCTTCAAGATCTTATTCTGGAAACTTACTGAACACAACCGCATGAGATCCGGCTTAAAGTTCATTTGCTTCTGCACCATTGATTTGAGCCCATGATGTAAACTCATGTACCCTTTCATAGGCGCAGGTCCAAATTTCCTTTGCTTACCATCCTCCAACAGCAGATTCGTCAACAAAGTGTCACAAGCTGTACTCTTGGGTTGGCGTTTAAAGCCATCGAAAGATCCAAAAACCTGCACAACACCCTGATCAACAAAACGCGCAGTGCACTTCTGGCTGACATTGGTCGTGAAGCTCTGACCTTCCAAGAAGGGGATTTCATTCTCAACAATGGGGGTCCTGAAATATTGCAGTGCGTCACTGTATAACTCATACGTAACCGGGACACCGACTGCAGACAATCTCTGCCCCCCAAGCACGTGAATACCAGCAATAACACAAGCATTTGGCAATTGAACAATAGTAGGACTACCACAATCACCACTCGCAGTATCTCGCTCCATAACTGACACACTCACATCGAGAGTCATATTAAACTGTGGGATAGTCTCGTCAGGTACAGCAAAGGTTCTCTTGCTTCCAATGTAATCCACGGTCCCATTGGGCTGTCTGATCGTCATCCGTCCTGGTGCATCAAAACGACAACCACGTTTAGGCAGCGCATCACTAATGTTACGCCTGCCCGGCATGTGGTTAATCTCAAAGAAAGCCAACTCACATTCCGGTCGCCTATAAATGAGATTTTGTGCCATTTTGAATTTCACGTTACCGTTACAACCCTCACTATTATTTTCATGAATAACTTGTAGATCGAAGTAGGGATTGTTAGGTAAGACGTGATGTGGTACTACGTAAAGATGACCGCTCAAGCACAAGGCTCTGAAAGTGGCATGTTTAATACCACCACTAGCTGAAGTGTGAGTGGTTTGACACCAAACAACATTTCGTCCCACAAGAGCAGCAGCTTTGGTGAGTGTTAGATTAGACCAAGATTGACTCAATCGACCCAAAAACTCACTCGGCAAGTAATCATCCTTTCGCCACACGTTTTCCATCTCCTTCGTGTTCGCGGGATTGACACCCACTTCATCGACTGCTGCTTGTTGCTGCAGTGGTACCATCTCTGGGAATTCTCGCCTCAAAAAATACCACGTCAAACCAAGACCGGACATAACACCAAGTCCCAGCATCAACTTCTTGAGCAGAGGTGCAACTTCATCATACAAACTCAACAAACCATCACGCAACAATCCCTTGATTTTAGTTCTGGTTAGGAGTTTGAGTCTAGAAACTTGTGTATCACGAAAACGTGAAACCTTT